TTCGCAATCGCCGCATCGAGGTCAGGATAGTCGATCTTGATGAGCCCGACCGTCTCGTTTGAGACGACGAGGTCCGGGCATTCGACCTCGACCACGTAGAAGGCGCCGCGCGTACCGGCCGGGGTGACGCCCGCCACACGCACCCGCATCGTGTCAGAGCCGCCGACCACGGCCTCGAAGGTGGTGCGGTCGCCCTCGTAGGCCCGGATCCACGAAACCCCGGCGTCGTAGGAGACCTCGGCGACGTAGCTGACCGCGTTCCTGGCCGGTTGCCAGCCCGCGATCAGGATGAGGGTGAGCTGCCGCTGCACGATGCGGGCACTGAGGCCCAGGATCGCCGGCATTGCACCCGAGAACAGGTCCGGTACCTGCAGGAGTGGCGGCACGCCGTTCTCGGTGGTGGTGTAGACCTCGGGCGCGTCGAGCACGCCTGAGAGGTGGATGTGCTCGCCGTCCTGGTCCGGATCGCCCTCGGTGATGAGCACCGGGAAGGTGCGGGGTTGGCCCGGCGAGAAGGCCAGCCACGGCCGCTCCTGCGTGCTAGTCCGCGCGGTAACGTCGGATAGGCCGATGCCCTGCTGGCCCGCCACCTCGATCGCGTCGTTGCTGTTGACGATCGCGATGGCGTCGCTGGCGCCGCGGGTGACGCGCACAGGCCCGAAGGGACGGCCGTCGCGGCGCCGGATCTCGACGTAGTGGTTCGCGCCCTCCTCCCAGATTGGGGCCGGGTTAAGAGTGAGCGTATAGACGTCCTCGACGCGCATGATCTCGGCCGACTGGCCCCAGGTCTCGGGCTCCTCGGCCGTGATCTTCACAAGGTCGCCGCGCTTGAGCAGCCGGCCCTCCATCCGGGCCGTCCAATTCACCGAGATGCGCCGGTACTGGCTCTCGGCCGCCATGAACCGGACGACGCCGGTCGCCTGTGTCCGATTGACGATGCCCTGGAGCTGCACCCGGGCCGGCTTCAGGAGTTGCACGCCGTCGGGCGCCGACGAGACCTCGGCCAGGCGCCAAGTGCTCTCGTCGACATACTCGCCCACGATGCCGTCGGCCCAGGCCTCGTCGGACAGGGCGTAGTCGATCTCCAAAGAGTCCCGCAGGATGTCGTTCTCGGTAAACAGCATGCGCGAGAGGCCGCGCGGCTGATCGCGGGTGATGGTGAGCTTGTCGCCGACGGGCGCAGGGAAGGCGCGGCCGGCCTTCAGCACCGTCTCGAGAACATCGTCGAGGTTCTGCACCTCGGTGAAGCGGTGGTCGAACGTGTGTCCGAGCGCGGTCCAGAGCGCGTCATAGGCCACAAAAGCCTGGAAGTCGGTGTCGGACAGCGAGAGCCCGGACGCGTAGTCTCCGTTGCGCCACCAGTCGAGCGCGGCCCAGGCGATCGAGCGCGTCGGCTCCTCGACGAACAGCCCGTCGCGCCAGACCGGCAGGATGCGGGTGCCGATGACGCGGAGCTGCCCGCCCGAGACGCCCGAGAGCTTCTTGGACGCCACGCCCTTGACCGCGAGAGTCGACAGGCGCGGAAAGGCCTGGGGTCCGTCAATGTGCGCCCGCAGCGCCGTCCAGGTGACGTCGTCCTGCCCGTCGATGCCGCCGTCAGCCGACAGGGGCTCGTTGACCCGTCGGGCGCTGACCTCGTAGCGGCCGGGCGCCACGTCGATCCGCTCGGTCACCCGGATCTGGCTCTGCTTGTTGAAGGTGTAGATCTTGCCGAAGATCTCGGACCACGGCCCTGTCGGGGCACCGGCCGCATCCACCGGGCGCACGCGCACGAGGATGTGGGTGCTTGCGGCCTGGATGCGGTCGCGGGACCGGCGGTAGACGCCGCCGCCCCAGACGAAGTCGACGAGAAGCTGCCGGGCCTGCGTGCCGGCCGCGTTGACGATGTATCCTGGCGTGTAGGTGGTGGTGAGTTCGGCGCCGGACAGCTCGTCGGCGGTGACCACGTTGACCGGGTAGAGCGTGACCTGATCGCCCGGCTCGACGAACTGCAGCTCGATGCCAGGATAATCCGGGTTGAAGCCGGTCTGGTAGTCCCAGATCGGCGTGTCCCCGATCAGCACCTGCTCTGGCCGCCACCGCCCACAGGTGATGGCGTAGAGCGCATAGTCGACCATCGTGTCGCCGGCGTACTCGCTGTAGGTCGGCGCGGCGAAGTCGGGTGCGAAGCGCAGGCGGCCGTTGAGCACCGGGATCGGCTGCATGGGCCGAGCCGCGTTGCCACCGAGCCCGAAGGAGTAGAGCTCGTCCTTGGCGTCGGTCTTTCCGCCCGACTTCGGCTGCAGGAAGTAGGAGATCGCGAGCGCGCCGGCGCCGACGATCGCGGCGCCAGCAACCGCGCCCAGCGTGCTGCCGAGCGCGCCAGTGAGGAAGCCGCCGAGCGCACCGCCTGGGCCTGCCACTGCCGTCAGCGCAACGAGCGCCACCACGGACGCGATGCTCTTGATCGTCGACCCGCCACCACTGCCGCCACCGAGCGGGCGAGAGACGAACTCGACATTGTCGTTGACCGCGAGCGCCCGCGTCGGCCACTCGGCGCGCCCGTAGAACTCGCCGTTGACCCGCACGACGGTCGGCAGGTCGAACCGCCACGCGACGCGGTCGAGGTAGGCCGCCACGGTCTCGCCCATGACGGCCTGCCCCTCGCGCACGGGCAGTACGATCGCGGACTCCTCGCAGAGCGAAGCGTCCGCCGGATCGTAGATCTGGAGGGTATGCCGGACGGCGAGGTGCATGGGGCTTAGAGGCGCCTGAAGCAGCGAAGGTATCGAAAGCCGACGCTGCGCAGCGCCGGGAGGTCGTCGGCCACCACACCGGCGGCCTGGTCGACGTGGAGCACCACGCCGGCGGTCTCGGGCATGACGAAGGTGCCGAGGTGGAAGTCGCGCTTGGCCACGTTGCCCATCAGGACGAGGTCGCCGTCGCGAGCCTCGTGCTCAGGCACCTCGCGCCAGTTCTTCCGCTCCGCGTGGTTGAGCATGGCCTCAGCCTGCGTGCGGGTGGTCGCGGCGACGAAGGGCAACTCGGGCATCGGCACCGCGTAGAGCGCGCCCTGGACGTGGCGGGCCAGACCGTAACAATCGAAGGCCTCGGGGCCCGTCGCGCCGATCCGGTAGGGGCGGCCGATGAGATCCTCGAGGAAGTCGACGCGGTTGATCATGCCCCGGCTGCCACCATCAGGGCCGGGAAGCGCGCGTTGTCATAAATCTCCCGCATCACCCGGAGCTTCGTCGGGTCCGCGATCGTCAGCGTGCCCTCCAGGCGGGCACCCTTGCGCTTCACGTTGCGCAGGAGAAGCCGGAACGGGCCGTGCCCGACCGTGTCCGGGTCGCTGAGCAGGTAGCCTCGGAAGATCACGATGACGCTCTCGTTGAGCTTGGTCGCGGGCTCCAGGTAGCGGCTGACCTCTCGCCCGACGTTGTCGATCCAGAGCGGGGCCTCGACGCCGAGCTTGCCGATGCGGGGATAGTCGATCCCGAACATGATGCCCTTGAAGGTGACGAGCTCGCCCGCATCGAGCGGCGCGCTCTCGTCGAGGCGCAGCACCAAGTCCTCGTTGTTGCGCACCGCCCGGATCGGGTTCGGCTGCCCGTTCTCGATGAAGACGGGATGGATGATCTCGATCGTCGGAAGCACGACCTCCGTCGCATCGACGGTGGCGGCGGCCTCCTGCCATGCCTGCGTCGAGGTGACGGGCACGGATCAGAGGCCCTGGACATCGAGGGTGCACGAGACGAGCGTCTGGTCGACGCCCTGCGGCTTCTCGGCGATGCCGCTCGTGCCGCCGCGGATCTGCACCGTGCGGGTCTGGTAGGCGCCTGCGGACGCGATCCAGATCGGCATGTCGAACTCCGCGGTGCCGTCGCCGAGGTCGTTCGTGACAAAGCTGCGGAAGGTCGCGAGCTCGCTGACCGAAAACCGCCAGCCGTAGCCGAGCGTCGCGACCCGCCGCGTGTACTGGCGGCGCATGCGCGTCTTGCCCGACTGCATCTGCGAGGTCATGGGCGGCAGGCCGAGGCTCTGCACGGCATAGGCCGGACGCCAGACGCCGAAGGGGAGGCCCGCGGGCCACGCGACAGGCATCGGCTACCGCCCGACCGCGCGCAGGCCGAAGCGCTGCGCCATCACGCGATCCAGGTCGCCGCTCGCCATGGCGTCGCGGAACGCATTGCCCACGATGATCTCCTTGCGCGGCCCCTGAGGGCCGTTCGTCGTGCGCTCCTCGATCGGCTGCCCGGTGTTGTTGATCACCACCACGGGCGGCGCGGGAGGAGGCGCCTGGTTCATGTTGGCACCCGGCATGGTGAAGCGGCCCGACAGCCGGACCGGGATGTTGCGGCCGTCCGGCAGCGGCACGGCCGCCTCGGGCCCGGCCTCGCCGAAGATGGACGGGCGGTTCGTGACGCCCCCGCCGGCAAAGGTCGGGAAGAAGGATCCGCCGAAGAAATCGCCCAGTCCAGGCGAGGAAGCCGCCGCGGCGGTGCCGCCGCCTCCGAACAGGCCACCGAAGAGGCCGCCGAGCAAACCGGTCCCGCCGCTCGTTCCCCGCCCGCCGAAGAGGCTCGTGAAGAGCTGATCCGAGGCGATGTCACCGAGCCGGTCGACCATCCGGCCGACCGCGTTGGCCATGGCATCGGCGTAGGTCGCCCCCTGCCGCATCTCGCGGAAGAAGCCGGTGAAGCCCTCGCGCCCCGCGCTGTTCAGCTGATCGCTCTGCCGTTGCGCCTCGCGCAACTCCTCGACACGTCGGGCCGCTTCGCCCGCCCGATCCGTGTACTCGCGGATCTGCTCGAGCAGGGTCGGATTGATGTCTCGCTCGGCCTTCTTCGCGGCGGTCAGGAGCTCGGTTTCGGTGCGATAGCGCGCTACAGCCTCGGCGCCCAAACCGTAGGTCGTCGCCTCTTGATCCTGCCGACGGAGTCGGGTCTCCAGTGAAGAGACTGCCCGATCGTAGTCGTCGTCGGCCTCGGACGCTCTCCGGCCTGAGCCGCCCCTGTCTGAGGCTGCTGCAAGCGCTAGGGCTCCAGCGCGCTGCGAGCGGGCCAGCGCATCCTCACGGGTGATGAGCTTGCCAGCGTCCTCGAAGGCCTGCTGGCGCACGGCCACCGCGGCCTTTTCGGCATCGGTGCGCGCTCTCTGCGCATCGAGCTTGAGCTGATCGGCCATCCTGGAGCGTTCAGCCATGGTGAGCGCCCGGCCGTCCGCGTCTGTCAGCGTTTCACGTGCGCGGGTGGTCGCCTCAAGAGCTGCACGCACCTCGTCGATGTTGTCGAGGCCCGCACGGGTCTGAGGGTCGTTTACGGCCTGCGATAGGGTCGCCTCGCGCTCCCGCAGCGTCCGCACCGTCGCGTTGAGAGGATTCAGCGACCGGGCATAGTCGGCGGCCTCCCGCCCCCGCCTGGACGCCTCAAGGCGACCAGCCTCTTCCTCGGCTCGGCGCTCGGTGGCGGCGGCTTCAGCGGCGATCCTGTCGCGCTCGGCCTGTTTTTCCGCGCGAAACCTCAGTTGCCCGGCTCGATCGGTGCGGTTCGGAAACCGGGCAAGTCCCTCGTCGATCGAAGCGATGTCCGCGTCGAGTTCGGACACACGGCGCGAATCATTGGGAGCTGTGCCCAGGCGGACGGAGGCCGCCCGCTTGGCCTTCTCCCAGAAGTTGTCAGCTGCGGCGGCGGCCACATTCCACGCTGCCGCCCAGCCGGTCGTCGCCTTCGCGTTGGCGTCAATCGCGGCCCGCAGCGCGTCGGCGAGCGTCGCCTGAGCGGCTGACTTGTCGCCCTGCTCCTGCTGCGTCCGGATGAGCTGAAGCGTCTTGTCGTCGAGCGTGCTGATGGAGCTGGCCAAGCCCTCGGCCTTGGCCGCCGGGTCGGCGAAGGCCGCCGCGAGCTGCGAGGTTGCCGCCGGGATCTCCTGCCCAGTCACCTGGGCATACCGCTCGGTGATCCGAATGAGGTCGCCGATCGTCCTGCTGCCGATCTCGCCCGTCGCATTGTACTCGGCCGCCATGGTGCGGGCAGTCGATGTCGAGACACGGCCCGCCTCGGCGTTGGCGCGTGCGACCCTGTCGAGGGCTTCGACGGTGTTGCCCGACGCGGCACCCATGCCCCGTGTCGACTTCTCAAGTTCCTTGTCGCTGTTCGATGCAGCCACACCAAGAGCGATGAGGCCGCCGCCAAACGCTGCCGCCGCGGCAAGCCCGAGCGTGAACGGATTCACGAGGGCCAAGGCGCTCGCCGCGAGGTCCTTCAAGCCGCCCGCGAGTCCGCCGGAACTCTGGGCGAGGCTCTGCAAGACCTGAGGACCCTGCTGGAACGCGATGGTCGCTGCGCCTGCACCCGACCCGGCCGACGCGACGACATCACTGAGCTGATAGCCCAGATCAAGACGTTGGCCGCTGTTGAGCCCCCGCCGGCCGGGTGCGTTGTCGTTGTCGCTCCCGCCGTAGCGTTCGCCGGCAAGGCGCCGCAGCCGTTCGGCGTCATCGGCACCGAGGGCGCCGGAGCTCAAGCCTCGCCCAATGATACCCTCGGCCCGGTCGCGCTGCGTGGCGTTTCGGTACTCCTCGTCGAGGCGATTCCGCAGCCGTTCGACTTCGCGCAAGGTCGTGTCGCTTGGCGTGGCGCCGTTCGGGAGTGAACCGCCGCTACCACCGCCCGGTAGAAAGCGCCCGTCTGCCCCGCGCGCCCGGCCTGCCGCTGCCGCAAGCCGATCGGTGGCTGCCGCCGCCTGATCTGCGGCCGCGGCCACGCCCTGAAACGCGGTCTCGCCCGCGCGGCCGGCCTCGGCCAGCTCCTGTCGGATCTGGGCGCCGCCCTCGGCCTGAAGTCTGATGCTTACGTTAGTCGGCATCCGCACCCTCTTTCCGGTAGGCTTCTAGGATGATGGCCTCGACGCTTGGCAGTGCCCCCGCGAGCAGCGGCGACATAGCGCCCATTGCCTCGGCGAGCATGAGCACGGCCGTGAAGTCGAGACCGTACGGGGCACCCATGCCAGCCCTCATCTGCCCGCCGCAGCGCTCGATCACCGCCCAGGCCGTCAGGCCGTCAATGGTCAGAGGCTCATGCTCGACGTAGGGGCAGGCGTCGCATTGTCCGACGCAGGCCCGGCAGTATTCGTCGCCCCCTCCGAAGTGCCATTTTGCGAGGGCGATAAGTCGTTTTTTTCCGCACTCTCACGGAACGCCGGCACCGCATACAGCTCGTCGAAGCGCTCGTAACACCGGGCGTGCCGCATCAGGCGATCGATGTTCTCGTGCGTCACAGGGGCCGGGTTGCCGTCCTCGTCGCCGACTCCTTCCCACTCGACGATCGCGTAGTGGGCCAGAGCGCTGACCATCGAAACGATCGCTTGCGTACTCGTGAAGCGGTCATCAAAGGAGCCGGGCTCCAGTTCCGCACCCTCCCCGCCCTCACGTTGCTCGCGATAGACGCGGCGCGCTTCCGATTGCGCCACAAGCATCGCGGCGACTGCATGTGGCCGCACCCTCACCCGCACGCCTTCGATCAGATCGAGCCATGTCAATGCATCCGACCGGGAGGGCAGCTTGAGCATCGCAATTCTTCCTGTGATAGGGACTTCCACTCGGCGTCCGGGAGAGCGCGATGTGGGTCTTAATTTGGGTGATCGTGTCCGCAGGCGGGGGTGTCGCCGCGGGTTCTAATGATTTCCCAAGCAAAGAGGCTTGCAAGCAAGCGTCAGAAGAGTTTGCATTTCAAACCCTAGAGGCCGCGGCTTTGGCAAAGACAAAAGCGCCCGGAATTTCTTCTAATTGCATCCAGAAGGCGACGGGCAAACCATAGGGTTACAAATTCGCCGCCTTCCTTATTCGTTACGCCACCTTGGCGTTAGACGGCCCGCCAGTCGCACCCCACTGCTGCGAGAACGACCGGCGCCCGCGCAGCGGCCTCGGCAGCGACCACTTCCAAACCGCCACCGCGACGTCGATCGGCAAAATGGAAATTGGCGCCGGCATTCCGTAGTGGAATGATCGTTCCGTGCTTTAGGCGGTAGCCAGGGTAAAGCGCATCGTGGACGAAGCGGGTCTCGTAGTGGAGCCAAGCCAAGTAGGACTCCAGGCAGGCTTGCGACGGCGGCTCTGCGGCTCCAGTCGGACTGCCGATGAGGGCAACCCCGCCGCCGATCAGCGGTAACGAGAGAAGTCCCCGAAGAAAGCCCCGTCGCGCCGGTTCGGGCTCGGTCCTGACAGCCTGCAGGGCGCGAGTAACGGGGCCGGGTTGATGAAATACAGGCGCGAGTGTGCTATTGGCCGATGTAGCCATGACTGATCTCCACAGGATCGGTTGGGTGATGGGCCGGCTCGGGACTGCACTCCCGTTCCGGCCCGCTTTGTTTCAGACGAGGCGCAGAGCGCCCTGGCCGCGTCGCTCGGCGACCTTCTTCTCGATTTCCGACCTGCCGCCTTCGTCCAGCCATTCCCGGCTGACGAGGGGATCGAACACGTAGGCGTTGCTGCTCCCCAGCGATCCCATCCGAACTGCTACGCCGCGGAAGGCATGAAACCTGCGAAGGCGGTGGGACACCCAGACGGCCATACCGCGAAGGCCCTTCCTTTTGCCGACCCCCGCCATCTCGAGAACCTGCCCTGCGCTTACGCCCTCGACCACCGCGTGGTGGCGCGAGCCGATGTTCTCACGGACCATGGCTGGAAGGATCTCAGCGAGGGCTTTGGCGATGATGCCCTTCACGATGCCGCCGAGCGCTCCGCGAACAGCGGGGCTGAGGTCCGTGACTACGCCCTCGTGATCCCCGCGGATCGCAACGCCGCCGAACCAATAGTCGTAGAGAGCTTTGCCGCATTCGGTCTGATAGCGGATCAGCTTCTCCCGCAGTTCTGGCTTGACCCGCTTGATGCTGATCTTGGCGAGGAAAAGCGGGACCATCTCCACCGGGAGGACCGTCACCTCCCGGCTCTGGACGTCGCCGGGAAGCTGCGTACGTGTAACGCGAACGGAGGGGTTCAGGACCGGGTCGCGCTTCAGCCGCTCGACCTGTCCAACCCACGACGCGCCTAGGGCTTCGACCATGGCGCGAAGGGCAACACAGGGCTTACCCTCGACCTCCAGCGTCGGCAGTCGATCGCCGTGGAACTCGAACACTCGAACGGCCGGGAGCCGCATGCTATCTTCTGTCATCTGCGGATGTCTCCTCATCCGTGGGTGATGGAACCGCCCTGGCAGGCGGTTTCGTTCTGAGCGGCGACGGGGGTTCGGTCGCCAAACTTCTCCCCCGTCGCCGTCTTTGCCCTTTCCATTCGCTCGCGAATGGATCGGACAACCTCTGCATTCACTGACGTGAAATTGCGCTCAGCCTGTGCCGTCAGGAAATTTGCGGCCTCTAAAGGCACCCTGAAGGTGGCCCGAACATGCTCCTTCATGCTAACCGTCTTTCGAGTGTCACCGTGACACGATCCAAACATGTCACGGTGACATACGCGTGTCAATCGAGAAAAGTCACCGTGACATGAATACGGACGGCACCGGGCGTGACTCTGACAAATTTATGCTTCGGCTACCCGATGGCATGCGCGACTCCTTAAAAAAGGAAGCTCAAACCAATAAGCGCACGTTGAACGCCGAAATTGTAGCTCGCCTTGAAGCTTCACTTGCACCGCATTCCGACATAAAGCCGAGCAACGCGTTTGAAGTCTACGCAACAGAAGTTGCTAAAGCCGCGGCTGCTGAAACTGCCGAGCAAATGCTCGAGACTTTTAAGATGTTTCTGGGTCGCCAGACGGTGGAACGGTCCCAGGCGTGGCGCAATGGATATGACTGCTTCGACCTTAAAGGCTGGTCAGGAGAAAGTGAAAACCCGTTT